CCCCAATCACTCCCTTGTATTTGCCCTCATCGAGGACTGGATAATCAGATGCATTTTCGACTTCTTCAGATCTCACTAATTCATAACCTTCTCTTATTCTTCCGGTTACGTTTTTAGTATCTTGAAAGCCAACGCTTTCTGCTCTTATCCATCTATACCTGAATCCATCAGGTGCAGGGGGTGCATCTAGAGAAGATGGTGGAACCCACACTTTTGGTCGTTCAGACTTTGACCGTGTTTGGCTCGCACGAGATGAAGTATTTTTATTTTCGTTTTCCATATTTACGCTCCTTCCTTCGTGTATTTTAATTGTTTTGCGTACTCTTCGAGTGGCACTCCTAATTTTTTAGCTATTGCTACTTGTGATGAAGTGAGTCTCACAGTTTTGCGACCAGGCTTTACGCTTCTTGTAGCTGAAGCCACTGTCTGAACAGGGGCGGTCGATTGCTTTTGTTCAGTATTACCAAATTTATGGGGAAAGTCAACTCTAATACGCTTGTCAACCTCCATATAATACTCATCAGAATTTGGATCATATCCTTCTCTTTCAGTTAGATCCTTGTGTATTTCAAAAGCAGTGTAAGTCATTGCTTTATCGGTACCAAACCATGAGTTTTTTGACGCCCATGCTTCTGCTCTTGGATCTGGATTGATTGGATCATCCATTCTTGGTGCTTGAGTTACTGGTTGAGGTTCTGCAACAGGTGTTCTAGCTTGTTGTTCTTCTCTACCAGCTTTGGCTTGTTCTAGTTTCGCATTCTCAAAAGCAAGAGTTGCAATTCTTTTGTTAGCTTCTACTTGAGCTTGTGCATCTCCAGATTCAATCGCTGCAGCTAATTCTTTTTGTGCAGCTTCTAAACCTGTTGAGATACTAGTCTCAAATTTCTTAACATAGTCAGCATCAGTTTTTTCAAACCTAGCTTCCAACACTCTTCTTTTTTCTTCTACAGCTTTCGCATAATCAATAGCAGCTTGTTCTCTTCTTTCTGCTTCTCTCATTTTACGAGTAAGTTTTGCAATACGTGATTGCACCCCTTTACTGTAGTCTTCTAATTCTTCGTCCGATTTTTTTGGTTCTTCTTTTGCTGATTCTTGTGTTACCGTTTCTTGTTCCGTGTTTTCTTCTGGCTGTTCAATTACAGCTTCTTCTTTTACTTCTTCAATATCTACAGTAGCATCAGGTCCTGATGTATCTATAGGTACTAACTTGTTTTCTTCTGTGTCTGGCATAGTTACTCCTTCCTATGATTAAAACTCATGCAAGATGTCCTCTGGACTATCAATTGTTGCTAACACTTCATCGTCGTTTAGCAGACGCATTTCCCCACCATCTATTTTGATTCGGCTACCTGCATAACGTGCAAACATAACCCAATCTTTCTCCTTGCACCACGGACCTTCGGGATATCGTTCTTTATCCTTATAACATTGTGGGCCCATAGCTAAAACCAAACCAACTTGAGATGCAACTTGTTGCCTTTCCAAAGTTGTTTCAGCTAATACTAATCCACCTTTAGTTTTCTCTTTCATTTTAAAAGGTAAAACTATCATCCTCCACCCAGTAGGTTTTGGTAATTTAGGTTCTTTCTCTTCTTTTTTCTCTGATTTTTTTACACCAACTAAATCATTGTTTGGTGTTAATATCGATGACTGTTCCTTCATTGTGCTCCTTATCGTTTAGCAGGTTAGAGATTTCCTGTTTAGTTGCCTCGTAGGCGTTTATTTGTCCTATTATATACTTGTAATTTTCCATATTGTCAACACCACCGGACGTTACTGATATTGATAATGATTCTATTCTTGAATCTAGGAATCTTAAAGTTTTATTTATTACTGTTTCTAGTTGCACGTATAACTCCTTTTAACGTTTTAGCTTGAGCAGCATGACTTTTAGAGGCTTTTTTTAAACCTTTAATTACTTTTTTTATTTTTGCTTTTGCTTTTTTCATATTAACATTTCCATCTTCTTCTTGCCTGACGGATACGTGAATTAGGATCGTTACGTGTTTTTGCTGATGACCTTTTTAATTGTCCTAGTGATCTAGCGCAGTATGACTTCCTACGATTAGCAGCTTTTGATCCTGGCTTCACTTTTCCAGTCACGGCTGTTTTTAATTTACTTCCAGGGTTTGCTGCCCTGTAAGCTCTTACACCTTTTGCTGTCATTCCAGCTCCAGATTTTGTTTTTCTATAATTAGCCCCTTTGCCTGTAGTAGTTTTTCTAATAGGGTTTTCTTTTTTTCTCATTAGATTTTTTGCATTTCAGGGTTAGTAGATAAAATATTTTTCTCTGCTCTAGGTCTAGCTAAAGAGTCTTTACTTCTTTTTCTAAGTTGAGCAATAGCAGATTCTTTTAATGCTTTTTCTTTTTTTAATTTTTGTAAATCTTTTTCTAAGTTCATTATGCGAATGTTTTTACGTTAGTTGGTTTACCACCAGGATTACCGGCTGCTCGTTTTCGTTTGACAGCACTCGCCTTTTGCCCTTTTGACATCCGTGTGGCTTTTGCAAGTGGGACGCATTTTGGATATTTCCTCTTTGAGCCTTTGCTTCTCCCGCAAGGCTGATACTTCCCGTCTTTCTTCGGTGCTCCAATGTCCACCCATTTCTGTGCTACCCATTCTCTTAATCCACCTTTTGAAAAGTGTGTACGCATTACGAATTCTTTCCGTAAGCTCTTCCTTTGCCTTTTGTGGCCATCTTACAACCTTTAACAGAACCTGCATTTTTGTATCCGGCTCTACCACCTTTACTCATCATTCTCATAAGTCTTCTTTCAGAACGTTCTAATTGTGAATCATCTGCTGCTGCATTAATTACATTTTCTAAACCTTTATTAGAAATTTTATCTGAATTTTTAGTTCTACTTAAAGCATCATCTAATTGAATAATTGCTAATTCTTTTTTTATTCCTTCTTTTTTGCCAAGAATAGGTTTTAAAGTTTTAGCAAATTTTTGATCTTCTTTTTCTTCTTTTACCGTATTACCTTTTGTAGTGATAGGTTTTTTATTTTTTTCTTTAGCTTTTCTTTTTTCAGTTGCCACTGATGGGAAATCAAATGCCATTATACTTGTCCTCCTTTTAGGTATCTCATTCTAGTCATATCCATTATTCCACCACCCATAGCTTTTTTTCTTTTCTTCTTGCCACCTGGTGTAACTTTACCTGAACATACGGCTGAACCGTACATGTTAGCATATGCTGAAGGATATACCTTGAATTTTCTTTTAGCGGCTGCTTTGCCTTTTGCACAAAGTTTTGCCATTACGAATTCTTTCCGTAAGCTTTGCCTTTACCTTTAGTGGCTAACTTACATTTGGAACCATTTTTGTAACCCATTCGTCCACCGTCTTTAGCTCCTTGAACATCTAACATATCTTTTTCATCTTGAATTTTTATTTTTTCTGCTTCCATAGCAGCTTCTTTTCTGTTTTTTCTATTTTGCATTCTCTCTACTAAATTTTTTAGTCCTGATAAATTTATTTTTCTTGCCATTAGACTTTTTTCGCTAGTTTCTTGTTAATTTTTTGTTGAACTTTTTCTGGTAGTTTTGAAAAACCTTTAAATTTACTTGGAACATTTCCAGGCTTTTTAGGTGCAAACGTTTCTTTTATTTTTTGAACGTTTGTTTTTCTCTTAGCCATGTCAGCTCCACCACCAAGTTTTCTACCAATTCTTCCACCATCTTTTTTACCTTCATAAATTTTAGATATGCTATCTAAATTCTTTTTAGAATTTTTTCTAAATTTTTTTAAAAGTTTAGGATCATCTTTTGCAAATCCTACAGCGTATTTATCTGTTATGTCTGTAATTTTTTTCTTAGCGTCTTGAGTTTTTTTTAATTTACCAACATCGGGTTTAATAAATTTAATAGCTTCTTTACCAGTTGTTTTACCTTGACCAGACAATTTTTGTGCTGCAAACATAGCCAATTTTTTTAACATTATTTTTTTCCTCCGTGATTTTTAAAAATCTGTGTACCCTTTATACCATAAATCGACGCAACGACAAGGATCCAGAGATTTGTGAACCATGACGGGAGCGTAGAGAACATATCGAAGAACAATTTTACTTTGTCCATCGCTGTCGGGTCCTCACTTACGACTGCCCAGGCCAAAATTACGATGGGCGCCGACAAAATTATCAAAACCGCCTCGTCCTTCCAGTCCGATTGTCTGGCTTCTAAAAGTTTTCCTTGGTAAGCTTCTTTTCCTTCGGCCATACGAGATGCATGCATTAACTGTGCGTCTGACATTGCCATTTTAGTCTTCTGCTTGTTAGCGTAAATTTTACTTCCAGCAGAAACGGCTAATTTAATTGCCTGAAACCACATGTTAGTACCAAGTAGCTATTTTTTTCTTTTCAGATAGCATTCTTTTAGTCCCTCTAACTTTTTCCTTGTCTCCAGTAGGAATATAGTTGAAAGCACCATCAGCAGTAGTCTTAGATCTTGGATCTACTTCTATATTCTGCTCAGGAACTGCCATTTGTTTTGCTTTTTTATAGTTCATCATAATATTTACCTTTGTTATCCTATTATACCATTATTAATTGTCAAGAACAGTCATTTCTTTGACTCCAGACTTAGCTAAACTCGTACTAGCACGTAATTCTGCTAATTCTTCGTTCTGATCCATCTTATCTTCAGCTAATTCTCTTGCTTGCATTAATTTTGCTCTATCAAAATCAGCTTTTGTTTGATCTGCTTCTTTTTTTCGTTCATTTTCCATTGCTCTTAGATCAACTTCACGTGATTTTAGTTTCAATAGTGGATCTGAATCAAATTGTGAAGTGATTTTATTCTCTTCTTTCATAAATTCTTCAGTCATTTCAGCAATCAAGACAGCTTTTCTTGCTTCAATTTGATTTGTAAGCATTTGCAACTGCTGTTGTATCTGTGGATTGTTCACTGACATCTGTTGCATTTGTTGCATGTTAACCATTTGCTCTCTGAACTCTAATTGAACTTGTTCTTGAGCCATAATTGAAATGTGCTCTAATATATTTTTTTGAATTGCAGCCATAACAGCAGGATTATTTTTAACCATGTTAGTTGACATAAAGTTTAAGTGAGCTGTGATGTGTGCTCTGTGATCTTGACCAGGAAAAGCTTGAAAAGGTTTTCCACCTAATGCATTTATGTGTTCTAAACTTGGATCCATCGGTGCTGTTGGCGCCGGTGGAGGTAAAACTGCATCGACATCTTTTACACCAATCGCATTATACATGTTTCTATAGATTTGATACATGTTATGTAATTGTGGATTTGATGTTGCGATCTGTAATTGTGTTTGAGCTAAAGTTATTCTCTGAGACATTGAAAATATATTAGGGTCTGCAACAGGCACTACATCTACTCTATCATCAAAGTCAGATTGTTTAATGTTTCGTGCACCACCAACCACATCGTATGGATATTCTGGTGGTAGATATTGTGAAACTATTTTAGATAATAATTTAAATTCACTCTTCATCGCTGCATAACATCTTTTGTGAATAGCGCTCATGACTCTTGAACCACGCTCTAATAACGCAACTGTAGTTCCTACAGCAGCACCTTGGTTTCCATCACCTACTTGCATATCAGCAATAGCCGCGAACCTTTGACCAGCTTGTACAACAACTCCTAATAGGTTCAGTAATGTTGGAGAAGGTTCTTTGTATGGTAGAGGAAAGAAAGCATCTCTTAAATTACCACCGGGTGCATCTACATCTTTAAATTCACCTGGTTGTATTGGTGATGCTTCATCTCTAACTCTAACTCCACGCTGTTTAAATCCAGCTGGTAAATTTGATAAAGTTCCCGCATCTAATAATTGACGGAGAGCAGCCGTTGCCGTTCTGCTCAATCCGCCAATCATGTGAATGAGTCCAAAGCCATAAAATCCAAGTCCTGGCAGAAATTTGAAGTGGACGAAATATTGGATTTTAGTTTTCTTTAGATCATCGGGCGCATAGTTTCGTCTAATAGACAAAACTTTTCTACTACCTTCATCGACTGTAACGAGGTAAGGTAATTTTATTCCTGTTGGTTCACCATCTGCTCCAACATCTTCAAAACCTTCTAAGTCTAAATTAACATGACACTCTAACAAAGTGTAAACAGGTTCGTTCTTACCTGTCTTTTTAGTTCCTTCTAGTTCACGTTCTTTTTTAGATAGCTCTCCATTAGAATCTGTTCCTGGAGGTCCTAACTCAACGTCACTGTAGAAACCACTGACTTGTTGTTTTCTTAATTCGTTCTCTGAAATTTTCACGGTATGAATAACTGCTTCCGCATCGTCTAATGAGGTTGCCGTATACGGTACAATTAATTCATCCGCTGGTACAAACTTCGATACCACTCTTCCAAGTGGTACGTCGTAGTAAATTTTTTTAAATGTAGAACCTGCAAGTGGTAAATGAAATAACATAGAATC